GAATGGTCGGGCTGAAACTTTTTATATGGTTCAATTGATAAGAATCATATAAAAAAGGCGTATACACCAATGGCTAAAAAATCACAGTACATAAACCCTTCGGAATACAATGATGAACTGGTTAAATGTGTGAAACAAGATAAGTTGTCAGCAAAGATGATAGAAATGTTCTCCATTCATGCGAAGAATGTCTGCAGACGTTTCTATTTCCCAGATGATGACGATAAGAATGATGCAGTTTCTACGTGCATGGTCGATTTTCTTCACAATTGGAAATCTTTTGCCGTACAAAACAACGTGTTCCTAAAGTTCAATAGAAACTTTCAAATTGGTGAAAAACTTGAACTGATAATCGAAAACTATGGAACGTTCATCTTTACCGCTGGAGAACACCTCGATAAGGAAACCATGACATTCGAGATCAGAGATACAGCAAACAAGTCGATCAGATCGCTTATGATACTCTGCCAAGAGAAGCCACTTTCCGATATCATAAGAGTCACGAACAACACTTCTAATCACAAGATGATGATTAGAGACCTTCATAATCAAGAAGATCTTTCCGTGTTCTCAAAGTTGATCGTCCATGAGCTTCCAAATGAACAACCACTAATCCTTGAAGACGGCTATTACAACATTATCGGTGAAAATGTCTATTCATTTGTCCCATTTTCTCCTGCATTCCAATTCTTAACGTCTTTGTGTAACAACTCGATAAAGAAATCGCTTGATTACACATCACCCAAAGCCTTGAGAGGTGGAAATCAAGTAAGACTCTCGTGTAACGCAGAAGATAACGGAATCTACACGCTATAAAAAATCCAAAGAAAAATGAAGATGAAGATTTTCGAAAGCATCAAGAACATCAAGATCAAACCGATCCACATGCTATTCATCTCAGTACTGTTGATTATCTTATCAAGGTATGTCTTTGAATATGTCAATCCTTGGTTAGGGTGGATGTCTTACGGAGGATCGGTTTATGTCCTCTACAAATCTCTGACAGGAATCTACAAAACTCATATTGAAAAAGAAGATGAAGAAGATCGCTAAACTTCTGTCTATCGGTGCACTTGCAACACTTTCCATCTCGTGTGAGAGAGTTGCACCAAACTATGCTGGTGTCCTCATGGAGAACTACGGCAAGAATGGTAAATCCGACTTCAACATAGTAACTGGTCGTGTCAACACGATGGCACCAGGTACTGAACTTTTCCAAGTCCCTCTGTTTGAACAACGTGGGGAATTTTCAGAAAAGGTTACTCTCAAAAGTTCTGACAACACCGAGTTCACTGCTCGCCCGACGTACTCTTACAAGGTTATAAAGGATCGTGCTATTGATGTCGTGTTCGATAACAAGCATATCGAATCGGATAATCTTAATGATTCTACAAACTTCATCTCATCGATCGAGGATAACATAATAGAACCAAGAATCTACGACCTCATCAAGGAGGAATCCCGAAAGCACAAGACCGATGAACTAATGGCAGATGGTGGTTCACTCTCCTTTGAAAAGTCTCTTGAAGATGTCATCCGTGAGGAATTCAAAAAGAGAGGATTCGAACTACTGACTTTCTCTGCACAACTTGAGTTTTCCGAAAAAGTTCGGGAGAAGATCGATTCTCGAAATGAGGTAAACACCAATCTTTCTGTCCTCGATCAACAGATCGAAGAACAAAAGAAAAGAAACCAACTTGAACAACTTCGTGCAGAACAGAACAAGATCCGTTCGAGTGGAATCGATGAAAAACTGCTGATGAAAGAATTTATAGAAAAGTGGGATGGTAAGACACCAATCTACGGAAAAATCCCAGACATCATCAAGTTAGAGAAATAACAAGTTATAAAATAACAAAATCGCCCCCAGACGAGAAAGAGCTGTGCTAAGGAGAAAGTTCCTTCAGCACGGCTCTTGGTGTATAGATGAAACCATGCTGATTATAAGATTAATGAATGATGAAGAAATATCAATCAATCAATCAATCAAAGTAAGAATATGAAAAAGATAGGTCGCATAGGCTTTAGAGTGGTTTCCGTCTATGAAGTAGAAGAGTGTGAAGTTCCTGATCATATCTACGAATCTTTCAAGAAACTGGAGGAACTCGGTGTTGATGAGATAAGCAACTTCTCCTCAGATGATGATGAATGTAGAGTTTACGACTACATTATGAGAAACTACGACAGTCCGCACGAATCTATCACGTGTGAAGTGAAGCTCGATGAGATCTCTCTTGACGAGAACTATTAACAGACAAAAGATAAAAGATGGAAAACTATCCAAAAATGCCGAATGGTCTCCTCCTCACCGAAGAGTTCAAAAAGGCGTATGACATTCTTGAACACACGAAGGAATTCGTGTTTCTGACTGGAGATGCAGGATCTGGCAAGACCACATTCCTAAAATGGTGGTTAAGTAACACCTCCAAGAAGACCGTTGTTCTGTCTCCCACTGGTATGGGAGCTGTAAATCTTCTCCCAATCAAAGCATCAACCGTCCACAAGTTCTTCAAGTTTGGTAACAAACCCTTGTTCACTTCGAACATTCCCCGACTTTCGTCTCAGAAATACAAGGAGAACAGACAGTTGTATCTCAATGTCGACACAATCATCATCGATGAGTGTTCGATGGTTTCATCGATGATGATGCAGGCAATCGATGATTTTTATAGGATCAACTTTGATCCCGATGAACCATTTGGTGGAAAGCAGATAGTCCTTGTCGGTGATATGGCACAGCTTCCACCAGTTATTGGATCTGACGCAGAAAGACAATACACCAAGGACAGATTTGGTGGGAAATACTTCTTCGATGCCAGTATATTCAAGGAGGTAAATATCAAGTTTGTCGAGTTCACAGAAATCTTCAGACAGAATGATCCAGAGTTCATTGGATATCTCAACAAGATAAGAACTGGAACGATAACACAAAGTGATATCATAAAGCTCAATGACATCTTCACATCAAACAAGGTGTCTGATGATGCTATGGTGATCTCGTTTAGAAATGATGTCGTCGACATGATCAACGACTATAAACTCAACGAGATCAAGGCGGAAGATGTGTTCCTCTATTCTTCGATAAATGGCTTCTTCAATCCAAAGTCTTGTCCAGTCAAGGAAATCACACGTGTAAGACCTGGGTGCCGTATCATGTGCCGAAACAACGACAAGGAAGAAAGATGGGTAAATGGAACGATCGCAAAGTTCGTCAAGAAGATCAACGACGACAAGATTATGATCGAACTCGAAGGAGGTGACAAACAGATCATGGAAAAAGTCGAGTTCACGGATTCCAAGTTCGAGTATAACTCGAAAACTGGGGAAATCGAAGCCAAAGAAACGTCTTCAATGACTTGCTTCCCGATCGTTGTATCATATGCAATGACTGCACACAAATCACAAGGGATCACACTTGACGAGGTGAAGATCGACATTGGGAAGGGTGCTTTCGACACAGGTCAGCTTTATGTTGCGCTGTCAAGATGCAGATCGATGCAAGGAATACAGCTTATATCAAACATGTCGATACGTGACGTGAAGGTTGATGATAAGATTTATGAATTCTATAAAAAAATGAGAGAAAACAATGGAGTACTTTAAGGTAGTCATTGCTTACCGTGCGTCAGATGATGAAGGTAAGCTGAAGAAATTCACCAAGCAGATCATCGTGAATTCTAAGAACTTCGCAGAAGCAGAAAAGGATGCTATGCACGCATTCTCGGAAGCAGTTCCAACAGGTCATGCCGAGTTCGAAATGAAGTCCATCTCAAAGGTGCACTATGAATACATCTTCGGCATGGATAATCAGAACATCCTCCATCGCCCACAGTGGTACAAGGCAGTCGTAAAGACTGATTCTGAGAAGTTCCAGATCCTAATCTGTGGTGATAACAACATCTCTGACATCTCCAACGACATATCGGAGAGAATGAGCAATGAGGTGATCATTCCCTTTGGTGTAGTTCAAGTCACGAGCACCAACATTCTCACCGTAGAACTGACAGCATAAACCACCATCAGAAAGTATTTTCGAAGGCACAGAGAGGTATTTCCGTTGCGCTCTGTGCCTTCGAAAATATAAAAAATCGATACAAAGCATGGGAAAAAGAAAGAAGATACAAGAAAAATTCAAGAAGCTGAGGAAATCGGGGTGTCTTAAGGATATCGCATCGATCAGAAATACGAATCCAGAAATGATGGGCAAAGGGGTGACTGTCACAAACATGGCAGACACTTTCAACCTCTTCGATTTCAAAGCGGAAAACATCAACATTCATGCGATCGGAAGATCACTGTCGAATCAATGCAGGTACAATGGATCAACAAATGGGTTCTATTCCGTTGCACAACATTGTGTTCGTATGGCAGAATCCGCTTATCTCTCATATGGTGATGTTCGACTTGCTCTTGCAATCCTCCTGCACGATGCGACAGAGTGCTACGTTTCCGATATTCCTTACACGCTGAAGAGGGAACTTCCCGATCACATCAAGCAGATCGAAAAGGATATCGAAAAGGTGATTTTCTCACACTTCGGTGTTGAAGAATACCTCGATTCAAAGCTGATCAAGTTTATCGACACTCAAATCTGTAACGATGAACTTGAGTTCCTTCTTGGTCAACAGATCGGAATCGATCAGTATCTTTCAGAGAAACTTCGAGGTATGGGCAATGACGAATGGTCTCGTGGTGGCATTCATCCATACGAAAAACCACTAATGTTCGAGTTCGACTATTGGTCTCCAGAGAAGGCATATGAACAGTTCATCTCCCACTTCTATAAGTACACTTATCTGATCGAAAAATATAAGGACAAAGAAGTATTGACGAAGTTTGGGGTTAACACCGAGAAATAAGAAAACGCTTATGATAGATCAGTTATTCGTATCGAAGTTCTCTCCGAAGAAGCTTTCTGCCTTTGTCCTCCCTCAAAGGATAAAGGACATGTTCAAAGATGAAGACGATCCACTCAGACAGTCTATGATTTTCTACGGTCTTCAAGGATGTGGGAAGTCAAGTCTTGCAAAATACCTCGGTAAGAAATACGTCTTCTTGTACATCAACGCATCGACTAACGGAAGAATTGAAGATCTTCGAGATATCGTCACAGAGTTCTGTGATTCATCCCCACTTCTCTTCGATGAAGGTGTCAATTCCGATCGAAAGGTTGTCCTTTTTGATGAGATAAATGGAGCATCTGCACAATTCTTCGAAGGACTTAAGGGATTCATGGAAGAGTACTCATCAGTCATCTTCCTTGCAACAACGAATCACTTCCACAAGATACCCGATCCGATCAAATCAAGAATGGTCTCTGTCGACTTCACACCACAGAACAAAGAAGAGGAAGAGCAGGTGATGAAAGGGTACAAATCGAGAATTGGAAAGATTCTCGAAGGCTGTGGGATCGAGTGCAACGAAGAAGGATTCGAAATGTTGATGAAGAAGTACTACCCAGACTTCAGATCGACACTCAACTTCCTGCAGAGCGTCTACAACGGATCGAAGATAGTCGACAAGAACTCGATATCGTCTTATGGTGACAGATTCTCCGAAATCTACGACATGATTCTTGACAAATCCGCAAATCCTGTCGATATCCATAAGCTTCTCGGTGGTGATTATTCTTCCATGGCTTCCGAAATCATAGAATCGTTGGATACTGACTTCATCGAGTACATGACTGGGAAGCTCGGTTCTTCGATGACATCTGCAATTCCTACGATTTGTATTGTGGTTTGTGATCATCTCTACAAGCTACAAATGTCAGTCGATCCTATGATTGTTCTCAAGTCATGTGTGTTCACGCTAAACAACTATTACAAATCTCTGAAATGAAAACAGCAGAATCTATCAAGGTAAGGCAATCACTTCTTAAAGTCTACAAGAAGTATGCTTTATCGTGCAAGTATGAAAGTTCATCAATATCTTCTGGTATTATGAAGATACATCAAGAGACTAGTCACAAATTGGGAAGTGTCGTCACGAATATCACTTTTGACGACAAATCCAACATCTGCACCATAACTCATAACAGTGGTGAGAAGTGGTCGACGAAGTCATTCAGATTCACATCATCTGAAGAATTCTTGTCATTGTACGACAAAACGATCGATGAGATGCTGAACGAAAAGTAGGTAGTTGGAAGAAATAGCGGTAAAATACGGAGGATGATGGGCAATGTTGGAAAAACGTTGCTCATCATCTGTATTATAGAACTTACGGAAAAACTAATAATAACAAACAACAAGCAATGATGAACAAACAAGAACTCGAAAAGATCGTAAAGCCACTCTGTTGGAGAAGCTACGATAACGGAAGAGTTATCACTGCAGAAACGGTCTTGAAGTATAATCTGAAACTTGAAAAAGTGGGTGAATGTTACTTGGTTCACAGAATATACTCTGACAATGACTGCTTAGAGTACAACAAGCCAGTCTCCCTCGAAACCGCTAAAGATATCGCATGGACTGCTTATCTTCATACGATAGGTTGTATTATGGAAACCATAACAAAAGACGAAGATGACAAAAACAAGACAAAGTAACGGCACGCTCTCTTTTGTCAACGATTACCTCGATGAATGGCGAGAGATGGCAAAAGAAAAGACGAACGATGTCGATGAGGTCGTGTCATTTATCAACGATTGTATCAACAAACTTCAATCGATGACAAACTTTGAAATCTACTCTCGAGAGACAAACGTTCGTGGCGGATCTTTCGATATGAACTGTGAAATGGAAAACGACGAATACGGATTTATCAGAGTTTATGCAGAATTCGAAGATGGTAGTTATTGCGCATCTTTAACGTACATCGATGACAATCACGAGATCATTGACGATCAGATATCGGTAAAGAAGAAGTCGACGATAATCTCGAAGATGCAAGCGTTTGTGGACAGTGTTGAACAGAAAATCGGGAAGTGATCATGGGACTTTTGAAAGCAATGAAGGAATTTGTGAATAGAAGAGGAAATAAGAACACGAAGAGGTCTTATGTTTCACATGAAGATCTTCGTTATAATCCGTCTTCTGCTCACCAGATACCAGAAGTCACAAAGTACGACATCGTACCTCACAACATGGTCGTGATAGCTTCTCATGGAACTGGTTACTTTGTACACCATGAGGATTGTCACACGTATAAAGCCACAAATACTACGTGCTACGAGTTTATGCTCGAAAACCAATACGATGGATCGTTCGTGGATATTGTCATAAACTACGAAAGTCACGAAAATGGAGAAGGCGAAATCATCAACATCAATATGGCGTATGAATATGGCAATGAATCATTAATTGAAAACGTATCAAGAGATGAAGCCATAAAGTTTATGGCTTCATTCCTTCAAAAAAACTCTGTCATTATGACAACTTTGTCATGACAAGAATGGCAGAATATGACAACTTTGTCATGACAGTGATGATTTGGCACGATCTTTGTTATAACTGTTATGAAAGATCACTCGGATCAATCAACTTCAACTCAACTAAACAACAATTCCGATCATGGCAACAACAGTACAAGACAAGCTGGACAAGAACGTAGAGCTTGTTTGTTCATCTTTCAACGCACGATACGACAAATCGAAGTCGGTACAAGATGAACTGCTCTATCACGTAACATACACAATAACTTGCGAAGACGGTCATACGATCATCTTCCATGCGAATTGTTTCCCGAAGATGTTCGGGATGGTCATCAACGATCTTTTCTCGGTGAATGAATCTTCGATGATTGTGGAAACACTTGAAGACGAAGATGACTATGTCGAAAAGATCGTATCGACGCTCTCTTATCTCATGACGTACAAGAAATCAGAAAACAAAGATGAGGACATTGACAATGGGTCGGTAGATGAGTATGATTTGGTAAGTGATGTCGTCTGTGCAACACTGAACACTACATGGGAGCACAAATACGGAGATGATGAAATCAAGGGGACATCTTTCGACAACTTCATCTTCAATATCAACTATGATGTGACGATGACTGTTACGTTGGAATATTGGGATAAAGACCGAGATAACAACGACAAGGTCGATATCCTCACGTTCACTGCACACACTATGAGTGGGACTTATGAGAAGAAGATCGTGGGTACGACAATGTCGGAAGCTATGCGAGAATCTATCGACTTCATAAATGGTGCTGATAAGTGGTGCTGTGGTAGAATGGTGAAATAGCCGTCTCCGTCGAGATCGATATTTTAAATAACAAAAGCTACAAGTGAAACCTCGTGATATTCGTTATCACGAGGTTTCACTTTTTAAACATATCGATCATCAACATGTTAGAGGTAGATTTAGCAAAGTCAGTAGTCTCTCATTTCTCAAAAGACTATGAAGTGTATCAAGAAGTGAAAGCTTGTTCTTCACGTGTCATTGATATTGTGGTTCGTAAGAAATCGGGACTTATGGCAATAGAAACCAAAGTGACGTTGAATATGAAACTTTGGGAACAAGCATTCAAGAACAAGAAGTGGTGTAGTTATTCTTTCATTGCAATTCCACAAAACATCTATCGGAAATCTCGACGAAAGATGATCTCTGGTATGTGCAGAGGTCTGAACATTGGTGTCATTGTTGTAGATTTCGATGGAAATGTGAGCATCCAATACAACCCTGCAGAAGAAATCCCATCGCAAACCTTAAAGTTGTACGATGAACAGAAGTCGTTCGCTCTTGCAGGAAGTGGTGGTGTTCCATACTTCACACCATTTAAAAAGACCGTGTCCGAGATCAAAAAATACCTCGAAGAGCATGGGAAGTCAGAACTCGTGACCGTCATTCAGTCTATTGATCATCATTACAAAACAGAGCAATCTGCAATACAGTCGATTCGAAAGTATGCTTCCAAAGGTGTTTTAAAAGGTATTGTCTCATCGGAAGACGGTAGGTATTTAGAGCTTTCTTGAACCTTAAATAAGCAAACAATTCAAGAAAGACTATCCAATGAGTAACAATAAAAATGTTGTAATCTTTGAGAACCATAGCGTTCCGATGAATCGTGTAAATGAATCGTTGGAATCCTCAAATGGTGTCAAAGATTACGTCTTTGAGGGTGTCTGTGCTACCTTTAATGGGAAAAACGAAAACGCAAGATTCTACGACAGAGATGAATATCTTCGTCATGTCGAATACCTACAGAAGGAAATAGAACAGAACTCGCTTGCAGGATCTCTTGATCACCCCGATGGTGATGAAGAGGACGAAACGAAGGACATCTTCACGCCAAAAATGAAAGACCTGTCCCACCTCATCACAAAGCTTTGGTATAAGCCAGAGACTGATGAAGTCTGGATCAGAATTAAGCTTCTCGATACTGAATGGGGTAAGGATGCTAAGGCTTGTGTTGATGCTGGTATGCCACTGTTCATTAGCTCAAGATCATCTGGCTTCATTGACAAAGATGGGCGAGTGTGGCTGGCACAAATCCACACATACGATATCGTCTACAGACCTGGGTTTGGGAACGCTAAACTTTCTCCAGTACTCGAATCATTCGATGGAAAGAGCAGTTATACAAGTGTTTACTCAAGACAGAAGGCGGTAGATGGTACTGAATCTGAAAATATTAATATGGAAAATAAGACTTATAAGCTAAGCGAACTCACAAAGGAAGACGTACTCTCGCTTCTGTTCAATCCTAATGTGAAGGGAGCTTATGATTTCACGAGTGATGTGATCGAAAAACTCGATGAATTCTTCGATTATCCAAAGTTCATCGATTATTACAACGAAAACTATCCTATGCTTTCCGAAGCTATCGTGAACTACTTCATGGATTGTGGTAGATACGTTTACGATGATGGCACGTCTTGTGAAAATATCGGTGACTTCATCAAGATCGAGGTTGGTCGTGCATGTGATGACTACTTCGCAGAGATCAAGCAGGTCTTCAAGAACAACTTCGGAGAATTTGTTGAAGAAGGTGATGGAAAGGCAGATATCGATCGTTATGCTCGTATAATCGAAGAATGTAAGAAGTCAAAGAAGAATGTTCTGCGCAAGATCCAGTCGGTGAACGAATGTGAATCGGTGAAGTTTGTAGTTTCTGACTTCTGCAACGATCCTTCTTGCGACATTGAAGATAAGTTCGAAGTCGCCAGAGAGTTCTTCGTCAAGTATCCCGAATATGGCGTAGTCGTCGATGATTGTACGATGGAAGATGTTGTTCTTATCGCTTGTGATATGAAGAACGATTGCATCTATGACGAGATCGAAAACGCAGAAGTCAGAACGAAGAACGAAATCGCTGATGTCAAGAATATCGTCAACAAGCTTTATGCACAGATCAACCAAGACAGAGCAGAGTTCAAGAAATCGATAAACTCTCTCGTCGGAAATGTAAACCGAGTTCTCGAAGAATACAAGGCAGATATCGAAAGCGCATTCTGTACGATTGACGAAATCCGTGACGATGTTTACAACATTATCTCATGGATCGAATCGAATAACACTGCACTTGACAAGTCTGCCGAGGTTGCAAAGATCTCCCAAAAGCTGGATGGTGTTGCCAAAACCTTTAGTCAGAAGATCGAGGAAATCGAATCATCACAGGAAGCAGTAATGTCTCATGTTGATAGTATCGAAAGCGATGTTTCCTTCATCGCAGAATCTGCAGACAGAACGAAGCAGATGGTGAAGGAATCTGCAACGGCTCGAAAGATTGAAGATGCAACGAGCATCGGTTCAAGAATCGACAACGTCATCGAGACTATCAAGGCACAAGCACCCGCTTTCCGTGTGTTTGAATCCGACGGATCGCTCTACGTACCTAACAGATTTGCAAAGAGTTATAACTCTCTTGATGAGGATCAGAAGACTTACGTCAAGTCTGTTTTTGAAACAAAGAATCCGAGATCTAAATCGGAATTCTTCTCCATTTGGGATTCTCTCGGTCTTTAATGACCGAGAGAAATCTCTCCTAAATAACGAAATCAAAATTATAACAAAAGAAGATTTATATGACTAAGATAAATGAAGGTCTTCTCAACAGAGTGGTCAATGAACACTCTTCAAAGTTGAGAAAGATGTTTAAGGACAGAGGCTATTCTGTCAATGAGTCTCGACTTCGTGATATCGCACTCATGGCTCACACCAGAAAGATTTACGAAAGTGCTTCTAATGGTGCTAATGTCCCAGGTCGTGGTGCATTCTCATTCGGATCTGCTACTGAGCGTGGTTCTGCAGAAATGTTCGACAGATTGTTTACGGTATTCGTAGACACTGCAGCTACTAACGTTGGTTTCGACCTCCTGCACGTAGCTCCTATGACGAAGAGCAACATCACGATGGTCGTTGCAGAGCCAGTTTATGCTGGTGGTAAGAAGGAATCTGCAAATGGTAATCACCTGCAGGTCTTCCAGATCAAGGCAAAGACTACGACGAATGCAGACCCTCTGAAGGTAGGTACGAAGTACGAAATCAAGGAAACTGGTGGTGCAACGAAGGTTGCTGAAGCTAAGTTCATCGGCATCCACCAGTACAATGGTAACTTCATCTTCGATCTCGTAAGTGTTGAAGCCACCCATAAGGACAAGGTTCTTGCAGAAATCCTTGAAAACGCAGAAATCACCTCTGGTAGCGGTAAGTGGGTTCTCAGTGGTAACACCGTGGACTATGTGAACGGCTTCACGAACTTCATCGCTGGTTTCGCAGGTTCTGGTCTTCAGAACAACGATCCTTTCCACGTTGGTCGTAACAACGGCAAGTCCCTGTTCAAGCCAATGTCACGTGAAGTTGGTGAAACGCAGGGTGCACGTACTCTCGGTACAAAGATGTGGAACAGAACGTTCTCTGCAGAAACCTTCCACGTTGATCTTTCGCTGACCACCGAGCAGATTCAAGATGCTCGCATGGATCACGACTTCGATATGCTCGAATTCTCTGAAGAAATCATGAAGAATGACCTCGATCAGTCTATCAACGATCACATTCTTTCTATGATCTTCGCTTCAGGTTGGGATCACCACGTTGCTATCAACAAGCTCTCCAACATCAACCTCAACGCAAACTTCGGTACTGGTACTGGTGCAACGCAGGAATTCGTTGGTCTTGATGGTGAACTCAAGCAGATCTCTGGTGCAACCTCTGTTCTCCCTGCTGTTGGTGCAATTGCAGAAAACCTTTCCACCCTGCAGAAGAGAATCATCACGAGAATGTTCTTCGCTTCTACGATCATCAAGAATCGTGGTCGTGTAGGTGCAGGTAACACCGCTGTTGTCAATGGTACGAACTCTACGGCTATCCGTGATGTCCGTGGTTTCGCTATCGCTCCATTTGAAAACACGCTTCAGACGCAGTCATCACTCGCCCACCTCGGTCAGTTCTACGGAATTGATGTCTTCGAAGATGGTCTGATGGATCTGAACGACTGCCGTGTAGCTGTCTTCAACAAGGGTGGTGAAAAGACCCCAGGTCTCGCATTCTGCCCATACATCCTCGGTGAAAAGGTTGAAACCGTCGCTGAAGGTACGATGGAGAAGAAGTTCAGACTGAAGTCTCGTTACGTCATTGCTGAACGTGGTTCTCACCCAGAAGCACAGTACATGACGTTCGTCGTAGAAGGTAGCGACAAGCTCGTCTAAACGAAAAAGCCATAAAAATACACTCTCCTTTTTTGAGGGGCTGATGAACCATCTTGAGGTTTGTCAGCCCCTCAAAGTGTTTCTAAAATATAAGAAACATGGAGAAAAAATGGTAACATCCATTTATGAATTAATATGGCAAAAACTATCTTTAACGGAAACGCAAAGAGTTTTTCAGAGATCAACCAATTCATAGGAAACTTTGATAAATCTGGTGGTCTGCTCTCTGAACACACAACAGCAGAAATCCGAGAATGGGTTCACACAGGTTCTTATGTCCTCAACGCCTGCATATCGGGATCGATCCTCAAAGGTGTACCTTCTGGGAGAATCATCACAATATCGGGTGATCCAAAAACTGGGAAATCATTCGTTCTTCTGTCATGTATGGCACAGTTGCAAAAGAAGGGTTACTTCTGCATCTACTTCGACACCGAGAATGCCACAAGCTATGACAGATTTATAGCACAAGGTGTTGATCCTCAAGGTGTACGTGTGATTGTACCAGAGACTGTGGCGGACATCACTGTACAGCTCACACAGCTCACACAATCACTGCTTGATACCAAGAAGGAATACGAGCAGAAGAACAAGAAGCTCTCTGAAGATGAAAAACTTGAAATCCCAAAGGTGGCAGTTTTTATCGATTCACTTTCTGCACTGAACTCATCGAAGCAATTCTCCGATGCTCTAAGTGGTGAAATGAAGCAAGACATGGGGACAGTGGCAAAGGAGATCAAGCTTCTGTTCAACATGATCACACCTCGTCTTGGAAAGCTCGACATTCCAATGCTCTGTACCGCTCATGAATACGAAGCCGATCAAGGGTATCAGAAGGTTCGTGTAACAAGCGGTGGTAAAGGAATCACTTACATGGCATCCGTTCTTGTATCTCTTCGTAAGAAGTTCGACCGAGATGAAAACAAGCAGAAGATGGGTGTGATCGTAACTGCAGGGATCAACGAATCTCGATTCTCGATTCACAGACCAGTAGAGTTTTACATCTCCTTCACTAAGGGGCTTAATGCTTACATGGGTTTGCAGGAATTCGTATCGTGGAACATCTGTGGGATCGACCGAGGGAGAATGGTGGCTTATGTCGACACTGCATCAGAGATATCCAAGAAGATCGGTCTTGAAAAATCTCGTACATATTCTACCAAGGAGATAGAACGAGAACTTGCACAAGCAAAGAAGCAAACGTTCTATCAGTCTCTGTCATACGACCTCTACAACGGTCATATTCGAATCGTATCGTCAGATAACACGATAGTCCTTCCAGACCTCGTACGTATGATGGAACAAGATGGGTTCGACTTCACAGAAGATCTCGAAACAAAGACGATCAAGGATAAACTGATCGTACACGGCATCTACTCTGACGAAGCGATGACGAAGATGGTCTCGAGCTATATCGACAGCGGTGACGCTTATATGGTCGGGAATGTGAAACTCGACGTTGCCAAGAATCAGAAGGTGAAGTTCAAGAAGTCGATTATTCAAGCGATAGGTGATGGTTCTTACGTGGAAAGACTTCTGGAAGTAGAATCTGAACAGACGCAAGAGATCAACGAAAAGAAAGATCAGAAGTTCGTCTTCACCGAGAAGTTCTTCACCGAGAGATTCGAAGATGGAAAGCTCACGCCATCGTCAGTCGAAAAGGTCTGTTTCCCCACACCTACTGGGACTGAATGGGTAGTTCGTCATCTCAACAAGTCCTTCAAGAATCTGGAAATCTTTAACAAACACGTCTTCACTGACGAAATCTTGAAGACGCTTGATGAGAAGGTCATGATTCCTCTGTTCTCTTACAGAGATAAAGAATATGAGGACATGGATGGCGAACTGTCCAACACTGACATGGAAGAACTTTCTGAAATGGACAAGATTATGAGCGGATTATGAAAATCGATGAACTCGTAGATAAGCAGGATCTGAAGATAAAGCACATCTCTGGTGAATATCTTCATTATACAAACCACTCGATAGATGATGTCGTTTATGCTATCTTATCGAAAGGTAGGAAATCGATGAAGTTCAATGACATCGTGAAAGTGTTCGGTGAAGAGAAACGTGACCAGCTTTGGTCTCTTGTGGACGATATGGTCTCTCTTGGTTATGCTTCCGTGATAGGCGAAGAAGACAAGACTATTTCTCTCTTATAAAGAATGTGGGGGCTTTTCTGGAAATAAAAAGCAGAAAGCCCCCACTAACTGTCTCTAAAAACTACAACAAGAAAATGGCTGTTGGATTTGGTCAGAACTTTGAGAACATAGCTTACGTTTACATAAACTCACAACCTCATCTTTGGAAATCTGTTGATCATGAGTTCTTCAAATCTCCAACTCTGAAGGCACTATCAAAGCTCACCAAACAATTCTACGAAAGATTCCACGAGCAGATATTCTCCCCCGAAAATCCAAGTGTAGAGCAGATCGAATATCTCGTAATGGAAGACAAGAAGTCGTTTATGATCGACTTGAACATGTCTGAAGATGACAATGCGAAGACTTTCATTGCGAACGCATCATACATCATCAAGACAAACATAAAGGCGTTTTCTGAGGAATGGCTTGATGAGACCGTGGGTGCTTGGATAATGTGGCAAAACAACCAGCGAGCATATAAAGAATCGATCTCTTATATGCAGACGCAGAACATCACACCCGAGAATGTAAAGGAAGTGATCTCCAAAGCAAGAGAGATTGTGGTCAGAGGTTCATCTCTATCGTTTGGTGATGAGGAGGTCTTTGACTTTTATGATCCTCAATCCCATAAGCAGATCTCCGTGGAAGACTACATCGACACTGGTTATGAAATGCTCAACCAGATGCTCACCGAAGACAGACATAACGGATTCATACCTGGTACTCTCAACATGTTCATGGGATCTACAAACTCTGGGAAATCGGTGATCCTTGGAAATCTTGCACTCAACATTTCGAGATCGGGCAAAAACGTGCTGTTTGTATCTGTGGAAATGTCAATCCCAAGAACTTTCCGACGAATCGGCTCTAACGCTTTCGACATTCCAATATCGGAATATGACACATTCTCAAATGATGATGCACTCTTGTCGGAATCTATCCAAAAGTTCAGAGCAAAGAACATGAACATTGGTGTACCACCAGGCAAGTTCCTCGCCTTGAAGTTCCCAAAGACTGGTGTCTCAAACATCTACGGAACTGCAAAGCGACTGGAAGAGAAGCATGGGATCAAGTGGCACGCAATCGTGATTGACTATTTCACAGAATTACAGAACGATCACGGTACGGCACAAGATAAAACGTACCAGTATCACAAGCAAAATGCTGATGATCTCTATCAAATGGCTTCAGAGACGAATTGGTGTGTGATAACTGCTCATCAGTTAAATCGTGGTGCTTTGAACGTTTCTGATATGACACTTTCATCCGTTGCGGAATCTTACGGTATTGTTTACAGATGTGATAGCGTTATCGGGATGATTGCCACCGAGAAGATGCAGGTCGAACATACGATGTACATGAAGAATCTGAAATGTCGTGATTCGAAATACAAGAACTTCTTCGCAAAGTTTGATACTGAGTTCTCAAAGATGAGAATCATAGAAACTGGGGAACTCATAAGCCCAGAAGATTATCAGATTTTCACATAGGTCTTCTGATCAACTTGATCAACTTTCCTTGCGCTCTAATGGTCTTAGTGGTACTTACATAGCATCGACAGCAAGAAAGCCCAAGGAAAAGGCAAAGAGAAAGCCCAACAACTTCTATCAAGTTGTTGGGCTTTCTCATATTGGTTAATAATAAGTGGTTATTGATTTCTATTTTCCTCCACCATCTTCTTCATCGTCTCCTTTCCAAAAGTCACGTTTTACACACTTCAACCTTGTATAAAAACCTCTATCGGAACGATAGACATAAGAAAGATCATCAGAGACGTATTGGCCAGATAGCATATTGTCGAATCTGATCCCTTCTTCTCTGTCTCCTGCTCTGTCTCTCTCTTCTCTTTCTCTTTGTATGAAAATCGGGATTTGTTGACATACACGAACGTAGTTGTTTATATCCATCAAGTGACACTCAAGACCAAATCGTGAAGATGACTTTCTTTGTAGGAGGTTTGACATCTTTGAGAAGTAATAGTTCTTGTGAACATTTTCAGAATATTGCTCGATGAAGTTCACTGATTTATGAACTGTTCGATCAGTCAGTTTGTGACTATCACCTTCGGTTTCCAAGCTCTTTTGGAAGAACTCTTTGTATTCCGAGGAATCATGGTCATAGTAATGACAGCTTATTTTATTACCGTCTTCTGTCATATCTCCGATAGAGTTCACAACACGATAATACGAGATTCCGTTCTCTGTCAAGAGCTTTACGTTAGCATTTGACAAGAAGAATGGTGTCATCTCAGATTTTTCCTCATCACTCGTATCGAAATCACGATCGCCATACTTCAAAGATTCTCTCACTTTTCGAAGATCAATGTCGATATCGAAAAGTTCATTGACCTCGACAACGTTCAAGTAGTAGTATTGATCAACAAAAACTCTGAAGAAAGATTTGTCGTCTTTGTACATTGAAGGTATGAGATCAGTCTGCAGGAACTCTTGAATGGTGATGTTCGGACAGATTCTCGTCATCACGTCATCAGTCTTCGTGTCGTTTGATGCAAATCCAAGACCGAACAACTTCGCAATGTCCTGCAAAGTGTCAAAAGATGACTTCTTCCCAAACGATTTCACAATATCGTGATGAAAATCTTCGATTTCAAGTATACCAAAGATAGTGATTCTCGCATTTTCTGATCCAGATGAGGATGAAGAGTTTATGATTCTGAAGTTCTGTCTTATTGGTTTGAAGTCTTTGTTATCTGAACGAATAAAAAGCTTTAGTACGTCATCTGTCAGAGTTCCATAAGACCTCATCACCCTGAAAGTGTCTTGGAGAGTACAAGAGATCGTGGGTAAAAAAGACTTCCCAATTGAAAGTTCAAAGCTCTCGATCGAACCGTGATCAAATTGGAATCCGTTAATATCGATAAACGGAGCGTATCTGCCGACACGCTTCTTTGTTTCTACTGGGATGTCCTTGATATCTGGGATTTTTATATCACCGTGCTTCTGGATATCAATCGTAGGATCAAAAATAACGACTACTTCTTTCATCTCTTCTCACCCTTGAATTCGCTCTTGGGAATCTGCTCGATTATGGTCGACATTGCGATATCAGTCGATCCATTGTAACCTTTTCGGAAGTATGAGAACTTTCGACGATGAACGTACATGTTCGACATAGAATCGACCCTGTAAAGTCTCCAACCCGATTCGGCAGACCATTCACGTCTCCCACGTCTCCCAGATTTTGAAACAGAACGAATCTTCATTTTGCCCTTGAGATTGTCCTCTTTGTCTGTTGATGCCACCATCCACGCACGGAGATATTGACGAATCTTGCCGTCGACAACTGAATAACCATAACAATACGGTTCTACAAATCTGGGACCTGGGAGCACACCGTCATCATCTCGAGAATAGTAGAATTGCACGTAGTATCTTTGCCGTATAGCAGATTGTAGAACACTTCCGTTTATGTCTCCGATCCCCTCAAAGATCTTCAATTTCTTCATATCGGTCGAATATACATTTCGTTATTTACAAATGCTTCCGAAATACGGTCAGAACGAAACTCTAAATAACGAAATCGCTTCTGATGAATATCAAGAAACTATACGACGACATAACGGAAGGTAATCTCACAACAGGCATTGTCGATGATCTCTTATGGAAAGATGCAGAGAGAATCAAGACTGGGAAAGACAGACCACAAGACCTTGATTCTCTGCTGGAAATGTACTCAAAGTGGTATCTTTCGAAGAAATCACTGATCAGAATTGAAGATCCAACATTTCTCTCTTTCAAGATAATCATCGACTGGACATCACCACTCTTTAGGAACAACGATAAGCGTGTTCAAGTGAGGAAGGAGAAAATGGGAGGTGGTGAAAGTCTGTCGTATTACTTAGAATCGGTAAATCAAACTTGGAGAAAGGAAAAACTTCTGAGTTTCCAAGGAAAGATGCGAGAACTAATGACCACAAGATTCCACTACATGAAGTCAATGGATGGACTTGGAAGTTTTTGGAAGATACAGCCAAAAGTCGCATTTCTCCCACAAGAAATAACCATTAGCACGATAGAATCGATGGACATGTTCGTATCTTCGATGGCGGACGACTATCTTCACGCAACGTACGACTATCAGAACATGAAGAACGTTGCACCGATCAATCTTCGACGATTTGATATGATTATAGTTATTCATGAAGTCAGAAACATAAAGTCGATGCTTTCGAACTACTTCAATGGTGATGAGAAGTACAAGAAGATAATGGAAGAACACGGTGGTGAATCCGACAGATTCATAAAAGACAAGGATGGAATGGTCTTCCTCAATCCTTACCTTGGAACTCATGCCTACAAGTTTACAGATTGTGAGTTCGATTTTTCAGAAACTTTCTCTTATCTTTCGAGTGTCTCCAATGAAGGAGGTAAAGAAGTATCCACAAAGTTTAAGATATCACTCGGTCGTATGGATTTCAGATATCACGATCTTGATGTGTTCTCGGAATCGGCAAGAAAGAAGAGATTCCTCGAGGAAGTAGAACCGCACGTTTATCAAAGATCAGAGAAACAATCAGAAATCTCGAGAGAGGTCAGAAGATTTACCACAGATGGAGAGAAATCTTCATCTTCGGGGATTGGTGATATTCTCAAGAAGGTAGCAATTGAAGAAGCTCGCAAAACATCCGAAGCTGTTACAAGAGCTATTGATAACCAGATAAAGGGGACTGTTTCACACGCAACAAAAGCTCTGAAGAAGAAGCTCGATGAACTTGAAACCGAGTTCAGACCTTCCAACGTTGCAGGTAGATTTGCGAACAAACAAGCCAAGAAAGCAGGTGATGTTGCAAAACGTGCTATAGACAAGGTAGACGCTGGAGCAGATACCGCTATTTCGAAGTTGAAAGCTTTCATGGGTGACACAGGAAGTGCAGGCAATGATTCTGAACAAGGTGGGCAGATCATCAAAAATCACAATGATCAGTTCGGCACATCAAAGGAAGAGACCGCAAAAGCACTGAAGTCGATAAAGGAGAGTTCCGAATTCGAATTCCCAAGAAGACAAGAAGATGACACTCGAGAACAGCTCCGTGAAATAATAACCGAGAATAAATCGAAGTTTGAATATGTTCGATCTGTTCTTGAAGAATCGATGAGACAAAATGGATAACTACAAGGCACTTCACAGAAGGAAAACAAAACTGAAGAATCTCGGGTACGATTATAGAGGAAAGATCATGCAAAGGTCGCTTTCTTCTATAATCTATCTTAATGAAAATGTTGAAGGATTCTTGAAGTATATCGAAGACATAATGACGCATCTTGTATATTCCGTGAAATCTATCAAGAAGAGAGTGAACTTCCTTGTCGATAAAGATGAAGACTACATCAATTAAAGACATCCTCGGGGAGGATCTTTTCAAGGAATATGAACGTGTGATGCGGTCGACGGCAGAAGTCGATATGTGTAAGATACACTTCGACGAGATTCCTGCATGTCCTCTGGAAGGATGTCACTTGACGATACCTTCCGACATAAAGCCGATAATCGACAAATCACTATTAGAAACTGTTGGCAAACTTACAAAACAAGAAGAACCTCCATTTTCAATCGATGAATGTTTATCTTCTATAAGTTCTACAATCAATAACGTATCTGCAAGAGTAGACAAAGATAAAGACACGATCCGAAGAATCCTTGAACTTTGTAAAGATCTACCTTTGATTTATGCGTGTTCCTTTATCCATGAGCGATCACTCAAAGATAGATCGAAGATAACTGGACTTGAATCGGGAATACCTTCGAAGGTTTATGATGTCTTCAAAAATGCTCATCAAAAGGGAGCTTCACCAATAGAACGAGTTGAAGATCTCTCTCGAAAACTTAACTTTGAGAGTTTGGACAAACTTCTCGAATCTCTTGATTATGCTCTTCGTATATTCAACAACTGTCTGAATAGCAAGCGAAAGTATGATTCGAAGAATGCGATAAAGATATTCGGGAAGAAGGATGGGAAGAGACTAAAGTCGAGAATCTTTCATCAATCTTACGTAGAGCACTTCATCATAGACTTCTGTAACAAGTTCGTAGTTTTCGACACAGAACTCAAAGAGAAGCAGATCGTGGACGACTTGAAGAGTGTGAAATGCGTGATGAAGTCAATGATCGGGGATGAAGGTGTTAAAGATCAATCGAACACCAACACTAATCAAGATGCCGATATGTCTTTACGAGAAATCTCCAGAAATCCAAAGGCTTATGATATCACAAAGCCTGCTTACTGGAGAAAGTTCACGAGTTTCTTGAACATTGTCTCGGTGATTCCTACGTATTGGACAACTGGTATAATCCTTCCACCTTCCACACCGATCAAGCTCCCGATCATCCATAAGTTCATGGTGGTCATTCCTGCAGTCATCATCGGCAAGATCTTCGTGGTGTGGTTAACTATTAACGGTGTTGTAGTTTTTCCAACGATGCTTGAAATAGACCTTAATCGAAAAGTCTCCTCGACATGGAGGATTCTCTTCCGTGGAGGATCTGTGAAGATAAAGGACAACGGAGGATCGATTGTTATTAACACAAACTTAAAGACGGAAATGGAAAATGGAGGATCAGCAATAGTCGACACTGATCCTCCATCATTCCAATCTCTGGCTATCCAATCTGATGATTTCCCACCTTTTGAAAGAATGGGGATGAACAATTTACAATTCATAGCTTTTCTCAACGAGATGATGAGAAAGCAGACACCTTACATGGGACTTTTATAAAGTAACGACGATATGCTCCAAAATCCAAACCCTAATAACGTCAGAGGATATAAACAAGGCTACTACATTCCAACCAATAAAGAGAAGTTTGTCGGTCATTTGAACAAAGAAGGTGTTCCGTACAGATCATCTTTGGAACTCAAGTTCATGAGACTTATTGATGCGAATCCGAATGTAGAAAAATGGACATACGAACATCCAGACACAAAGATCTCGTACTTCGATCCAATGATGCAAAAACAGAGGACTTACTACCCAGATTTTTGGATGCAGATGAGAGTGAAGGGAGAGTTAAAAACGTTCCTCATAGAAGTAAAGCCTTACTCACAAACCCAGATTCCGAAGAGAAGTGCAAAGAAATCGAAATCGACATATAGCAGAGAACTACAGACGAATCTGAACGTAGAAGTGAAAAGAAGATCTGCAGAGAAGTTCTGCGCAGAGAGAGGTTGGAAATATCTCTTCGTGACAGAGAAGTTCTTCGCATGAGGAAGTATTCTTCTGATTAAAGAGAGGTACTTT